AAACGACCCCGACATAAAAAACCAATTCAATAAATGGGTTAAGGCAGGAGGAAGAACGCTTCAAGGGCTTGTTAAAAGACGAGCAAAAGAAGCTAACCTATATTTTAAATGAAATTCAACATCGAAAAAATCATTTGTTGGGGAATGATGCTTTGCGCTATCTATTTAATTGTTGTTGAATATATTAGTCTTTAGGCTAATAAACCTACTTTATTAACTAATTCACTAATAAATGGAATTAAAGGAAACGAATAAATTTCAATCCAATTACCACCAATTTAAGTTTGACTGCGACAATACCGATACACTAAAACTCTTTGTTTCTTCCGATTGGCACTTTGATAATCCAAAATGCAACCGAAAACTTTTGTTTAGCCACTTGGACAAGGCAATGGAAATGGATGCTAAAATAGTTGTTACAGGGGATCTATTCTGTTTTATGCAGGGGAAGTACGACCCACGAGGCAGTAAGTCCGACATATTGCCAGAACACAACAAAAATAATTATCTCGATGCGGTAATAAACGATACAGCCGAAAAACTTATACCATACGCAAAGAATATTCTTTTGATTAGCAGAGGAAACCACGAAACAAGTGTTTCAAGACGTGCCGAAACAGATGTTATGGAACGGTTTGTTGAAAGGCTCAATCTTATCGCTGGTTCAAATATCCAAATCGGAAACTATACAGGGTACTACTCTTTGCAGTTCAAAAGCAACAACGCTAACAGACGTACTTTAAACGTAGGTTACTCTCACGGTAATTGGGGAGGTATCATAACCAAAGGCACATTATCGGTTGTTAGAATGGCTTGCATGATGCCTGATGCCGATTTGATATTTTCAGGACATACGCACGACGGATGGATAATGCCACAGCCAAGACTTGTAAGGAATGAATATAAAAAGACCGTTGAAGTAAAAAACCAATGGCATATAAAAACAGGAACCTATAAAGAGGAATTTGCAGGCGGTAAAGGTTGGGCGGTTGAGCGAATAGGTATGCCGAAATATCTCGGTGGATGCTTTTTGGATATTACCTATAATTCAAGTTCGGACATAAAATTTGAAGCGACATTAACGCATTAAAAATGTCAAAGAACCTTAGTAAATATAGTGTTTTTCAGTGTATTATGAAATAAAAAAGTTGTATATTTAAGTAAGGAAAAGGCATAAAAAAGCCTTTTATATTTCACAAAGGCTTTTTAGCTAACGAAGGACTTAATTGTCTTATTCAAGATTCCTACTTGATAACGTAAAAATACAAAATAATTATGAAACACCTAACAATCCTATTAATAATTTTAAGTGCCGTTCTTTCTATCCTATTGTTTAGGCAATGCGACAAAACAACCCAATTAAAGAATGAAGCACAAAGCACAAAGGATTTTCTTTCAGATAGCATAAGATACTATAAAAACGAATTAGGGCAGGAAATAGCGGTTAAAACAGCTTTGCAGGGGGAAAAATCAAATTTGGAAGTATTATTGAGCAAACAAATAGACAGTACAGGGCAATTAAAAAGACTGGTTAAGAATTTCCGTAAGGTAGATGCAGCGGGAAATATAACCACTATCACAAAATTTGATACCATTAGAATAGGTTATGATGTTCCAATAGATTTTGAATTTAACAAACATTGGAGCAAAAAAGATAAGTACTATTCCATTGATGGATTTTCAAATAAAAACGGAATAACTATAAACTCTTTGGAAGTTCCCAATACTTTAAGTTTCGCAATAGGTAAAAGAAAAAAAGGATTGTTTAATTCTGAATATGTAATTGAAGCGGTTAACAGCAATCCAAACATTAAAACGTTGGGTTTGGATAGTTATTCTGTAAAAGTGCCACAGAAACGCTTAGGCGTATCAATTTTCGCAGGATATGGACTTTCTAAAGACGGAATAAGTCCGATAGCTGGAATAGGCTTGAGTTATCAATTATTGAGGTTTTAGTTGTTTCCTACTTTAGAAAAACTCTTAATCCTTTGGGGTGGGTTGGGTAGATTTTAAATACATTTTATATAACTGTTCAAGGGTGGTTTCCATAGACATAGGAAAACAAGTTTCTTCCCATAAAACATAATTACATTGTTCGTCTGAATAGTCGGGAAAATACCAATTAACGCACATATTTGGTGTAAACTTATTTTCTATTGAATATTCTAAAGTTAATTTTTCCATAATCTATTTACCTTAGTGTTTAACTTTTTGAGAAAGCCTTTTTAATAATTCGGTTCATTTTTCTATCCTCATAGCCTGTTTTAGCTTGAGCATTTATATACTCTTGAATTGTAAATTTACTTTCTTTGATTAATTCCTCTGCAAAAGTTGGTTCATCACGAACTAATACTAAATATTGGCAAGCAAATAAAATACCATCAATCATTGTTTTTTCTTCCATATCAATTATTAATTAAGGTTAATATAACAGTTGTTTTAAGCACTTTCCAAATGTTTCATTCTTGCTTGGTGCGCTTCTTCTTTCTGCTTAAATTTTTCTAAACGTTTTTCATAGGCGGTATGAGCCTGTAATTCAGTTTTAAAACTTCCAAGATAAAAAGTTTTGCCATTGTATTTAATAGAAGCCCTCCATCTATTACTTACTTTTGAAACTCCTATGTATTTGGAAGTACTTTTATTAATTGTAAATCCAGAATTTTTACGCCCTGTAATTATTTCTAAATTATCTACGTGGTTATTTGACCTAATATGATCTTTATGGTTTACCACTAATTTCAAACCGCATTTTATATGACCTAAAAAAGCTATCGCAACTAATTGATGAACTCTTTTGTTTTTTCTTTGGAGTGAGACCCTTCTATAACCCTGATCTTTTTCCTGTTTTAAAATAATATTTCTTAATAAGGATTTAACCCTTCCAAAATTTGAAATCAAATAAGTTTCTTCGCAACCTTTAATTGGCTTCCATATCTCATTTGGTAAATTTTCAAGTGATAGATTATCACAATGAGGAATATTGTTTACATTTGCAGGAGTATTCATATAAGGCGTTTTTATGTGAGTATTAGAAACCGTTTGAACGTCAGAAATTCAGGCGGTTTTGAGTTATAAAGATAAGGAAAATATCAATACAAATTATATATTTTCGTTTTAAATTCGTTGCAAATTTGTATCTTTATATGAGTTAAACCCGCATAAACAAAGGCTTTTGAATAATACTGGGGGGCGTGGGGTCGTCGGTTCGAATCCGACCATTCCGACTAATCAACAAAAGCCGTATATACCGTACTTTCGGGCGTTACGGCTTTTATTTTACCCTATTTAGAATAATTCCAAATTTCCCCAAAATTTACAAAAAGCTACAAAAAGCTACATTTTTATTCTAATTTCGTTGCAAATAAATTGCAAATTTTGACGAGCGCAACGATACTTTTGGACACCAGAAGAAAAACAAAGAACGGCTACCCAATAAAGATAAGGGTTCAAAACCGAGTTGCAAAGTATATCCACCTAAACGAATATTGCGATATGCGATATTGGAAAGATACCGTACTTCCATCCCACCCCGACTATAAGAGGTTAAAAGCGTTCCTATTAAAGCGTGAAAGTGATTTGATACGGGAAGTTGACTATTGCAACGAACACCGCTTAAACCTTTCCCAGTCCATCGAAATAATAAAAAACGGACTGGAGGAAAACACAGATTTAAAAATATTCCTACTCCAACAGGAAATAGACAAACTACGAAAGCAAACAGGAATAGGATTGATCGAGTTTTACGATATAAGGATTGAGGAACTGAAAAAAATAAACCGTTCAATAAGTGCTTATGTACAATGCAGAAACGAGTTTTACAATTATCTTACAGGAAACGACATAAACATTAATTCCATCGATTACGATTTTTTAAATGGTTTTATAAACTTCAAATTGTCATCGGGAACTTGCAAACGTGCAGGGGTAAATTATTATCTTAAAAATCTAAGGGCGGTCTATAAGGAAGCGCAAAGAAGAACAAAGTATAACGTAAAGCAGGACAATCCATTTATAGGATTGATTAAAAAAACAGACCGTAAAGAAACTACATTGCCAACGCTTGACGAGTTGCGTGAGATTTTTAAATGTGAGCGAAAGAAAGCACAGACCAAAAAAACATTTAGATCCACCAAAAGAAATATCGCAATCTTTGAACTTCAGATATTACTTGCTGGACAGGATATTGTGGAAATATCGCTCTTAAAATGGAAGTCAATAAAGAACGGCAGGATTAGTTTTAAACGCCATAAGTTACAGGATAAGGAAAGGTTATTGATAAACAATATTCTTTGTGATAGGGCAATGGAAATCATAAACGAATACGGTACAAAGGAAGATGAAAGGATATTTGGTTTTATTCCTGATATACGCAAAAATGTAAGAGCCTATAATAATTGGCGCAAAAACTACTATAACAGTCTAAAACGCTACAATCCAATATTAAGAACAAAGCTGCCGAGATATATTTTCAACTCTTACGCCTATTCTATCGGGGTGCAAAAAGAAATAGTTGAACGGTTGCAGGGTCATAAATCAAAAGGGGAAACGTTTACCTATTCACAACGTCTTAACTATGATTTGCAAGATAGGGAGCATTTAAGGGTTTTGGAACTTATTTAATAACTGGCTTTAACGTTTAAGTCGCTATCAGAAGCAGCTTTTTTGCCATGCTCTAAAAAATAGTTTTTAACCAAGATCAATCTATCATCATTAGAATCTAAATCCCTCCAGTCAGGATATTCTTTTAAGAATTTAGCGACTTTTAATTTGCCAGATAATTGGAACAGATGACCGCTATTGATGTTATAAAAGTATAGATTATTCATTTTGTTTTTGTTTAAGGGTTATTGAGTTGGTGTAACATTCCTTATAATTTCTTTTACTTTCCATTTAAGAGGAATTTGCATAGGCAATTTGAACATAAGTCCACCGCCAATATACAAAACTGTTTGAGGCAATGACAATCCTTCTAATTCTACTAAATAAAGATTGTTTTCTTCCATAACTATTTAATTATTGGTTTGTAGTGATGCTTGAGTAATGTTTTATTTCCCATTTGGTTAATATCTCCATTACTTTATTATAATCTTCTTCTTTAATTATATCAGATGTTTCAGGAACCAATCCACGAAGTACATTTTTAGCACCTGTAATTGTACCTAAATCCTTAACTTTAATATATTCAGCTTCTTTCATTTCCCTTTATTTTTATAGATATAATCCCTTAAATATAGTCCTATTATCCAAAGGATTATAAAGATTAGTATGGTTAAAAGTGTTTTCAATTATTTGGGGGTTCGGGCAATGGCATCCAATGGGTAATTTTATGTTCGGTAATCGCCATTAAAGAGTAATCATAAAAACATTTATTCGCTGTGTGATAAAAGCAAATATATTGTTGTTTACCATCTGTTAAACACAAGACATTTTTACTGCACCAAGAAAGATGTTCGCTTTTTTTAGGTAATTCATTTTTCACATTAATCCATTCCATTGTTTATTCATTTTGCCCTTACGGAAAACCGTAAAGAAGTTAATTTTTATTTCATTATACAATCCCAAAACAGGGTTTTTCCTGTGCAAAAACAGGGTTTTTCCTATTTTTTATTAGGACTTTTCCGCTTATATTTCCACTGTGAATTTTCAATTATTTGAGAATAGACAGGAAAATATGGTGTTAAATCTTTTTTCGGATAGGCTTCTTGAATCTTTAATATCGTTTCAAGATACATTTTACCGTCCGATGTTTGGCTTTTTAATTTGGTTACGGTGTTAGGTGCGATTCCAGTAAGTTCGCAAAATTCGCCAATTTTAGAAACTTCCAAAAATTCTAACAGACCATTAAAATCAAGTTCTTTCATAATACCAAAGATAAATAAAATTTCGCAATATCTGCGAATTATATTAAAATATTTTATACATTTGAACAAAAATAATTATTAACCATCGAGTGTAAGTTATTTAGAATCATTATATTTAAGGCTTAATCGCTAAAAGCCAATACAATGAAAAAAGTAATTTTCGCAGTACTAATCGCAACTTTCGCTTTTGCCTGCACACCCGAACAACAAGTAAACAGTGATGAGTACCAAACAGACAAAGAAAAAGTTTGCCCTAATTGGGACAGAAATTGCAACGGCATACCTGACAGCCAAGAATAGTATTTATATTACGCTGGTGGCGTTTGGCGCTTTATTAAGTCCATTTGCTAACCTGCTTTATTACGGATCAACCGCAAAGGGGATATTGGGTTTTACCTATATGTCCTCTTTTTTATTCGCTATTGGTTATCCGTTAATGGCTTTTTTCTTCGGAATACTACTGAAGATTTCCGCTTACCACATTGAGAATGATATGAGAAAAATCTTTGAATTACTTTCAAGGGCGGTTATCGTTACAGCTTGCTTTTATATTTATTGGGCTTTAGTTCCAATGACAGACCTACCAGAATGGCAATACTATTCAACAGGAATCGTTATGGCTTTGATTGCTGGATATGTTTCGGTAAAAGCACATAAATTCTTTATGAAAACCGAAGAAATATTAAAAGGGATCATCCGTAAACTGTTCCACTTTATAGTAGTGGACACAAAAAACAACCATCCTGAATTGAATGTACTAAATTATGATGTGGAATTGGATGAAGTATTTGCGTGGACTGCCAACGAAGCCAAACACATCTAAAACGATATGCCCCAAAACAAAAATATAGATATTCTATTAAAGGCTGGACTTCTTCGGGATGAAACGGCAGATGCTTATATTAAGAGAAGGGAATTAGAAACATCCGCAGAGCTTAAAAACGAAATAAGTAGATTTGAAAGGCTTGCCGAAAAATTTAAACAAAAACCAATATTATGAAAAAATTACTATTACTATCGATTGTGTTATTAGCTTTTGGCTGTAAAAAAGATGATGATACTGAATGTACTTGCAGAGGGCGTTTTCAAAATGCACAGGGCGAAATAATTACTGCCAATCCTGTAAACTGCGAAACTGGAGAACCGACCACAAGCCCAACGATTACTTTTTTAGGGTGTTTTTGATTTTTCGAGTTTCTTTTCAACCAGAAGATTAAACGCTTCTCTATAAACGTCTGACTTATATCTATTGTTTAACATTCTGCTTTTGAATATTTCTTCAAAATGCTCGTCTATGTAGATTAAAAATTCATCGTAACTGCTAAAACTTAAACCTTCCTTATTATAAGTGGCGGTTTTTTCGTTGACTAAATCGGAAGTTTCCGACTTTTCCATTAGCCAGTCAAAACTGTAATTTGGGAAAGCGTCATTTATATTCTTTGCCTGTAAAGGCTTCAACTCCTTCTTCTTTCCATTTTTAATATCATAATATAGACCTTTCGAAAACCCCGCCTTTTCTACAAAGGCGTTCATAGTCAAACCCATTTCGTACTGTATTTTTTCTATTTTTTCAAATAAAGTCATAAAACAAAAGTAATTTAAAAAATCGCAACTATTGCGATTTTTACTTATTTAGAATTAATATAAATAACAACTATTTTGTACTTTTTTCTTAAAAGTCTTTTTTGTTCGGAAAAATCGTTTTATATTTGTACCATACAACAAAACAAAGATAACAAAATGGAAACAATCGCAACTACACCAAGAATAAGCCAAGAGATATTTAATACAATATTAACACAGGCTTACAACAACGAAAACACCTATAACGACATTTCAGCGGTTGAGTTTTCGTATAAGACATATAAGGTAGATTTCTACACTTACGATTTAAACAACTTCACTCCTTCCATTGACAACTTCGGAAGAACTACCAAGACTGGTGAATGGTTGCAATACGAACCAACGCAAGAGCAAATCGAAATGATGCGTAAAGTATTAAAGGAAAACTTCATTGGGTGGATTAAGGAAAACGAAAACAACGAAACAGGACTTTGCGAAGCGGACTACGACCACGTTGCGAGCCTTTGGAATAACAGATAATTAACCTATAAACTAAATATTAGAAATTATGAGAACTCAAGAAATAACAAATACAGAGGCAGTAACAAACACAGATAGTTGGTGGAAGCCAATTGACGAGAAAAGGGCTATCATTCATAAGTTTAATAAGGAAAAAGGATTGAAAACTATTATGAGTGGAGCTTGGACATATGATAAGTTGGTTCAAAACGCTATAGAAAAATTAGGTATAAATTTCAGAGAAGCTTCTGAAATCGACATTATTGGATTAATCAAATTAGTTGAGGAGTAATTAACCCATTCAATCAAAATCGCTAAAAACTAAAACTATGACAACTCTAATAATCAACAAAGGAAAAAACAAAGCAAAGGTCTGGATACAAGATTTGCTAATCGGTGGAATAATTACCGATGAAAACGGAAACGATACAGTGGTTTCTAAAATGTTTTTTGAAGGCTATAACCTTGAAGAATTTTTCAACAAGGTAACGAAAAAGACAGGGATTGACTTCTTCCCACAAAAACAACAAACTCAAATTTCAGCATAATGATAGAGAACATTCAAAAACTTTGGAAAAAGTTGGACAATAAGACAGAGTTTATAAAACTCGTTGCGGAAGATTTAGATCGCTCCCCAAATACATTGCATAATCATTGGTTTGCGAGGTTTTGGCAAGTTCCTGAAGAACACCAGCCAAGAGTAGTTGAACTACTTCAAAACACTATTAAAAATCAAAAACAACCCGAAACAGTATAAGTTATGGAAATGGTAGTATTAAACCGTAAGGACTTGCAAGATGAAATAAGACGTGTAACAGCTTCACAAAGGCAGGACATCAAAAAGAAATGGCTAAGGGCTGAAGAGGTAGTTGAATTTCTTGCATTAAAAAATAAACGCCAGTTAACAGAACTACAAAAAGACAAAAATAACTGCAAACTCGAAAAAACACTTATCCCAAATACCTACACGGTTGCAAGTGTATTACGAGAGCAGGAAAGACTATTAAATTTTAAATAACTCCCCACTAATTCTATTGAGCCGAGAACACAATTTTTTTCATAATAGTTAAAGTTAGTTTTTGGTTAGACACGTTCTCGGCTCTTTTTTATTAATCAATTAAAACACTAAATATGAAAACAGTAACACTACCCTTAGAATTTGTAAAAGAAGCGCATAAAGCATCTGGCAATTATTGGAAACAACGTATTGAAGAACACGTGCCGGAACTTAAAAAACCAACTCTTGAAGTTGGAAAGTGGTACAATTCGGAGACTGGAAGTTTATACCTTTTTCAAGGTTTTGATATTAAAACTTATGGTTTTGGAGCAACCGCTGGATGGTTAGAAAATGCTGATATATATTGGATGGGGTGTGCTGAATGGAAAACAGCCACCAACCAAGAAGTAGAAACAGCTTTGATACAAGAAGCTAAAAAGAGAGGGTTTAAAAAGGGGGTTAAATTTAATAATGCATATACAGAAAGTTGTCATCCTAAAAATAGCGGTGAGGTTTGTGAATTAAGATACCAATTTGAAAATAATGGACTTTTTACATCCAATCAATGGGTTTTTTTAAACGGCAAATGGGCAGAAATAATAGAAAACCCAATCCCAAAGAAACTACAAAAACTTATTGAAGAACTCGGCAAAGATAAAATTATCGAAATGCTAAAATAAACCCCAATCCCCAAATCAAAATGGAAAACCTACAAAACGCAATTCAAGAGGGCGCACTTGCCCTAATGTTAAACGATGCAATCAATTCTATTAATAGAAAGATTGAAATTGATAAAAAGGAAAAGCCCTGCGACAACAGGGCAAATCAAATAATTAATTCTTAAAAGACAAAATTATGAAAAATTTATTTAAAGCACTTGCGGAATTTCAACAAGAAGTACCAGTAATCCATAAGGGAACTAAAGGTTATGGCTATACGTATGCAGATCTTCCAGCAATATTTGAAACTATCAATCCTTTATTAAAAAAACACGGCTTAGGCTTTACTCAATTAGTTGAGGGCACTTCCATAAAGACAATAGTATTCCATTGTGAAAGCGGTGAAACACTGGAAAGCCTAACAGATATTCCGCAAGGCGTACAGCTAAAGGGAATGAATGATTTTCAAGTTTTAGGAAGTGCAATCACTTACATACGTAGATACGCCCTTTCAAGTGCTTTGGGATTAGTTACCGATAAAGATACTGACGCTGGTGGAGAACAGACACCAAACAACACACCGACAGCTTCAAAAGCACCAAACATTCAAACCGTAAGCAATGATGATATAAATAGGGTTTCAAAAGCACTTTCCGAAGTTGACGAAATAGAAGCACTTAGCGAACTTTTTAAAAAGGAAACATTAAAAAACGTTCCTCAAATAAAGCAACTTTTCACAAGAAAGAAAATTGAACTTGAAAAACTACAAACCGTCTAATTATGGAAATTCTAAACGAAATAAACAAAATAGGCGGGATTGGCGCAAGCGAGGTAGGTAAACTTTTCACAAGGGATGGGCTGAAAGCAAAAACAGCCCAAACCTTAGCCTATGAGAAAGCAGAGGAAATAATTAATGGTTATCGGAAAAGCATTACAACGGTTGCAATGCAACACGGAGTTTTCAATGAAGAAGAAGCCTACAAGTTAGTTATCAAACCAGCTTACGCCCTATCTAATTACCGAAGCGATGAAAGCATACATATTGCAGATGGTATGTGGGTAACTCCCGATGTAACCGATGACTTTGAAGGCATCACAATGGATATTAAATGCCCTTATACAATCTATACTTACTACGGTAATTTAAAGAAACTCCCCGACACCTACATAGCACAAAATCAAATGCAAATGATAGGCACAGGACATAAAAAAGGCTTTGTAGTTCTCTACTTAACAAGCAATTCAATAGATGAATGGGGAAACAAGATTGAGTATGATATTCCAGTAGAAGAACGCCACGCATTTATTCCAATGGACGCAGACGAAGTTTATCAAGAAGAAATACTAAAGCGTATTAATGAATTTTTCCCGATGCGAGATTTGATACTGGAGGACTTAATGAATGCCAACCTTATTTCTGACCGTGAATATTTCACAATGGCATCACAAGGCAAAAAAATAACCCGGTTTAAAGACAAGTCAAACCTTCTTACTTGGCACGGGAAAATATTTAAAAATGAAAGAGAAGGATATTTAGTAATCGAATAATAAACAACAAATGGGACTACAAGGAACAATCAAATCAATTGGAAACACAGCAAGTTTCGGAACAAACAATTTCCGCAAACGTGAATTAGTATTAACTACTGAAGAACAATACCCGCAGGATATTCTTATTGAGTTTGTACAGGATAAATGCGACATCCTAAACAATTACGTGGTAGGTCAAAAGGTAAAAATCTGCATCAATATACGAGGGCGTGAATGGGTTAACCCACAGGGAGAAACCAAGTATTTCAACTCAATACAGGGATGGTCTATTATTAACACAGGACAAAACAACCCACTTCCAGCAGAGCCTTTCCAGCCAGCAGGAGAATTGAATGAAGAAGAGGACGACTTACCATTTTAATCTATGAAACAACCAAAAAAGAAATGCAAGGGGATAAATAAAGCACAAGGCTTTAAGGGATGCGGTACTGAAACTTATTACAGAAAATACGGTCTTTGCCCCTCTTGCCTTTCTGATTGGTTCGCTACTGAAACAGGGAAAGTGTTTTTTGAAAAGCTGACTTTAAAAGCATCCAAACCAAGAAGAGAACTTGAAAAAGCTGAAAAGGAATTAAAGGAAACAAACAAGTTAGGAACGCTATTAAAGAATGTTCAAAATGTTTGCCATAAATACATACGGTTAAGAGATAGATATAAACCTTGTATTAGTTGTGGCGAGGCTTGGAACGACACACATCAAGCAGGACACTTTTATAAAGCTGAATTGTTCAGCAGTTTGAAATTTAATGAATACAATATTAACGGTCAATGTGTCGGGTGTAACATTCCAAAGGACGGAAACGAAAGCCAATATAGGGTTAACCTTCCAAACAGAATAGGAATTGAAAATTACCGTGAATTGGAACATCTGGCATCACTTGAAAAACAAACAGACCATAAGTGGGAACGATCTAAACTAATTGAGATTAGAGATTATTACAAGCAAAAACTTAAACAACTAACCCAATGATACTAACAGCCATACTAATCATATTAGCAGTATATGTGATTATTGAAATGATTTTAAATAAGGAGTTATGATTGATGAAAAAGATAAAGGCATTATTGAAATGCTCGCAAAAGGACATAATTATAATGAAATATCAAACTCTTTAAATATTGCAAATAGAACTATTGAACAAAGAGTAAGTTTTCTAAAAGACATTTTTAATGCGTCAACACTTTTTCAGCTTGGCGTAAATATCAAACAAGAGGGATTAATTTAAAACCTAAAGCAATGAGTTACTACAACACAACATCCGAAGCACCAGAACAAGTGCAGATTTTCAAAACGTCAAATAACAAACAGGACGAGATTGTTTTAAATATTATCAAGTCTTTAAATAAACCATTTTCAGCATCCCAAATTTATAAACGCTATCCAGTTGCAAATGTTCCAATCACAAGTATAAGGCGTTCGATTAATACCCTTAAAAATACTGACTTAATATCGGAAACAGGCGAACGTGTAAAAGGTATGTTCGGACGCTCTGAATTACAGTATAATTTACGAAAAATATAGTTGATATGAAAGGAAAAAGTGTTATATTTATAAAGCGAAACCGCCAGTATTACCAGTACTTGACGGCTTCTGATAATCAAAATAAAAACGACTTATTATGACTACTTCTGCAAATGTAGGTAATTATTCTTTTACCGAACAAAAATTACAAGAAAAGGAAATATTAGAATTTAAGCAGCGGTGTAAATACTTTGTTTCTGGAAATACTTTTAGTGGTTTTTTTGACATATCGCCAGAACATTTAAACATTCTATTTTATCACTTCAAAGAAACAGGAGAATATCTTTTAACGGCATATTGCAGGGTAATTTATTTGACTTGGGAAAAGAGAGATAATAAATATTCAATAGACCAAGAAGAAAAGAATGTTTTAGATGATGCGCTTTGTCGAATAAGGCGCTTGAGAATATTTGAATCTGATATCATATTTCATTGTAATCAAATAATAAAAGAGCAATACAACAACCATAGGATTTTTAAGGAATATTCATTTCAAAGACCAAGGCGAGAGGCACAATCATTTATAAGCAAAAAAAATATTAGGAAAGCAGTATTTGAGCTTCACGGAAAAAAATGCCTGCGCTGTGGTTCTGATAAAAAAATATCATTAGACCACATCGTTCCTGTTTTTAATGGAGGGGCAAATGAAATAGAAAATCTTCAGCCACTATGTAAGTCTTGTAATTCAAAGAAAGGAACTAATACAATTGATTATAGAAAAAAGAAACAATGAATAAAGCCCCCGCATTTCAATTTTACGCACAGGATTTTCTAACAGGAACTATGTATTTAACCAATGAAGAAATTGGAATTTATATAAAAATGTTAGCTAAGCAATGGACTGATGAAAAAATACCCAAAAAAAGGCTTGGGTTTTTAGTGGGTTATGATTGGGAAAACCTTTCAGAAGAACTAAAAAGCAAGTTTGAAGATAAGGGCGAATATGTAGTAAACAAAAGGCTTGAGAAAGAAAGAGCGATGAAAGAAAGATTTATTGAAAGCCAAAGGGAAAACGGTAAAAAAGGAGGCAGACCACCTAAACATAAAAACCCAACTAAAAGCCAAAAAAAGCCTTTAGAACATGAACATGAAAAAGAAGATGAAAAAGAAGTATTAAAAAATAAAGGTTTAATAGACGAAAAAACCGAAAAAAAATTAAAAGAACCGCCAACGCTTGAAGAATTTTTGGAGTACGCAATCCGTGAAAAACCAAATGTCGATGAAGAGAGCGTAAAATTAAAATACAAATCTTGGATTGCAAACGGATGGCAGACCAACGGAAAAACACCGAAGCCCATTAAAAACTGGAAATCAACTTTACTAAACACATTACCGCATTTAAAAGAAACCGATAAAACGAAACAAAATGAGCCAACAATTAACCGCCAGACAGCAGACACAATTAGAAAAAATAGCACAGGCTGGGGAGATTATCGAAATAGCATTTGCAAGAAAAACAATCTCTTTTGATAAAATACGCAATATCCCACGCCAAGAAGTTGGCGAAGGTCTTGGAATGATATTCACAAAGGTTTCAAATCTATCTGGACTAAAAGACCCGATAAGCGATATAAACAAGCAAGACATCAAAGAAATGATTTTAAGCCGTTTTGCGGGGCTATCTCTTGAGGAAATAGACTTTGCCTTTAAACTGGAACGATACGGAGCGTATGGCGATAAAACACCCCACTATCAACTTTTTAACAGCGAGTTTGTTTCTACGATTTTAAACAAGTACAAAAAATGGCTAAACGAAACAAGGGTTAATAATAACCTTCCGATTGCTGAAGCTGAAAAACCAAAAGAAATCACCGAAGAAGAAAAACAGTTGATTGTTTATGCAGGGGTTATTGGATGTTTCAGGAAATACGAGGAAACAAAACATATTGAATCTGGCAAGGGTTGGGTTTATGATTTCTTCTTTGAAAAAGGACGGCTTCCAAAGCACACCAACGAATTTAAAACAATCGTAAAAGCTAAAGCAAAAACGGAACTTGAAAACGAAATCAAAAGCGGTGGAATTAATCTTCAGGTAAAAGAAGCATTAAAATCAATTCAGCCTTCAACAATAGCGGTTAAGTGCAAAGAGATAATCCTTCGTGAATATTTCGATAAACTGATAAAAGAAAATATAGACATCAAAGATGAAATGAAATGACCTACCAACAGAAACTAATGGACAATGTACGGCAAATTGACCTACTGTTAAATTTCATTCCGTACTGCAAAGACGAAGAAGGGAAAAACGAGATACTCAACGAATTAGGAAGTCTAAGACGTAGGGTTTCAGAAATAGAAGAAATGACAAAAACCGAACGCCAAAGAGTAACAAGATTAAAGACAATGACAATAGAATCCAATTTAAACTTAATGCCATCTTTAAAATGATTGACAAAGAAAAAGAAATACCATTTTGGGATAACGGAAAGCATCCCATTCTTGGTTATTATTATAATGGCGGTTACGAGCCAAGATATTATTTCTATAAAGGCAAAGCTGAAGTTTCAGCAAGTAAATAACGCAATAAACAAATACAGATGAAAATAGACACCATTTATAAAACCTGTAAAAAAGTATTTGAGTGTGAAATAAAGACACCGAGCAGAAAAGGAAAAGCTCCTGAAGGACGTGCTACATTTTATTTCTATTGCAAAGAATATTATCCAAAGATTACACACGATGAACTTGGAAAGTATATGGCTGGTCGGGATCATTCCACCGTAACAAATGCTTTAAAAAAATTAGAGGAAACATATAAGCCCGAAAAGGAATTTGAGGTAAAATTTGAACGTGTAGGAAAGTTACTGGAAAAAATGTATAACAAAGAGGAGAAAATCCAAGTTGAGGAAACACCCGAACAATTTGAAACACGCTTATTAAAAAAGGAAATCAAGGACAAGGAGCGGGAACTCGACAAATTAAGAAAACGAACCAACCGAAAATTTGACAATGAAATAAAAAGGATGCTTGCTTTGATACCAGAGCATAAGCACGAACATTTCAAAGAAACAAGACTTAAACCATATTTAAAAATGAACGCAATATGAAGATATTAAACCTTTATGCTTGTCTTGGTGGAAACCGTTATAAATGGGATGAAGTCGCAAAAGAAGCTGGAATTGAAATACAGGTTACGGCGGTTGAACTTGACCCCGAACTTGCAAGATTGTACCAAGAGCGTTTTCCAAATGATATTGTAATAATTGCGGATGCGCACCAATACCTTTTAGAACACTATAAAGAGTTTGATTTTATATGGAGCTCCCCACCTTGCCCCACACATAGTAAAATAAACATATCACAAAAAAATATAAGGAAAATGAAATTCCCGGATATGAAACTATATGAGGAAATTATCTTTTTAGATAACTGGTTTGAAGGTAAATATGTTGTTGAAAATGTAATTCCATATTATGATCCTTTAGTACCCGCAAAGAAAAAAGGCAGACACTTATATTGGACTAATTTTAATCTTCCAACTGATTTAATGGATAGAAGATTTGCAATTTCTCAAACAAAAAATGAATTAAAAGAACTGTGTAAGTTTCACGAAATTGATGTTTCGACATATAATGGAAGTCAAAGTCTTGTAAAGATTGGGAGAAACCTTGTGGACTACGAAGCTGGAAGAACAATATTCCAAACAGTTTTAAATATTACGTCAAAACAAAATACCGAACAATTAGAACTTACATTATGATACAAAAAAACAATTTTGCAGAATGGATGGCAAACACAGTAAAAAGCCTCCACTATTCAAATAATGAAGAAATGGAACGTGCATTTGAGAGATTGGAGGAAGTGGAGGGTTAGTCTGTAATTTTCTCTATTATTATGGTTTCGATAAGATTTGGTACACTTCTATTTTCAGTGTTTGCAATTTCAGTTAACTCATCAATCAAATAATTAGGAAGTTTAATACTTAATTGATTTTTTTTGTTTCTTCTCCTTGAAGATATTCCTATTGCTGATGTGCGTTTGTTATAAGTCTTATCGTATTTGTCGATATAATATTGTTCTTTTTCCTCTAATTTTTCAATAGAACAAAAATAAATAGGCTCTGAAACGAAACTACAAATATCATAGGTATTAAAATCATTTTGCAATTGACTATTAGAATGATTGCCCTTTAATAGAGAGTAAAAATGAGCTGACAATCTAACATCAATATCAACGGAACTTCCAATATAGCAATATCCATTTTCAATGTTTTTAATAATATAAATTCCTGATGTCATACTATTTAAGTTTCCATTCTTTACCTAAAGCCTTTGCAATAGTTTCAAGGCGTTCTAATGTAGGGGTTACTTTTCCTTTTTCGTATAAGGAAAGCTCTTGTTGTTTAAACCCACAAATTTCAGCCAGTTGCCTTTGGCTGTATCGTTGCTCTTTACGAACACGTTTTATTTCGTCTGCGATTGCCATCGCTGTAAAAGTAGTCATATTATTTCTTTTTGTAAAGATAGTGATAAAAAACAAAATGCAATTTATTAATATGTTAAAATTACAATTTAATGATATGTATTTGAAATATTTGTTTTATCTTTGAAGTATCAAAACTAAACAATAACTAAATATTAGAAATTATGGAAACCACAATGAGAATAGCAATCGAAACTTACGCAAACTTAACCAATAGAACTTTTGATGCTGTTGTGAGTCAATGCGCAATCGGAAACGAAGTTGTTATAGAGAATATTCAAAAACTAATGTTTTCAGTTTTGTAATGGAAAACCAAAAATATAAACTACGATGTCGAAATAATGGCATCGTAGTTACTTCTAATCAAGAAAAATATGATGTTGTTTGGAAAAGAAAATTTAATCCAGAAATATGTCCAATGGATAAAATTATATATAATAAAAATTGTCAATGCACAGAAAGCGATCCTTTTATAAATGAAGATAACGACAATATACCTTATTGCCGTTGGTGCGGAAATGACTTTAAAATAATTTAGTTATGAAACTTACCCCATTCAATCAAACAATCTAAAACAGATATTATGGACTTAACAAAAATAGACAATATAGAAATTGAAGGAATTGACTTTAAGGATGCTCCAGATTTCTGTGATGCTTTTATAGCAAGCGCAGATTATGAAGGAGAGCCAATGACGGATGAAGAAATTGACAAGCTAAACGATAACGGAGATTTTGTTCACGAAGCAGTTTGGAATTATTTACACTAAACCAATTAAAACAATCAACTAACAGTTAATAATTATAGTTATGAAAAGCACAGGCAGACGAAATCCAGTAGAAGATCCATACGAGGTTGAAAATGAAATTAACGATTATTGTTCTTTAATGAAAAATCACATTAGAGAAATAGATAATGAATATTCGATTAATGATGCGAGATTAATTAAAAAAGCAATGATTGAAACTTTGCTTGAATCACTTTAAACCCACCCACCAATGAAAGAACAACTAACACTAAACGATTTATGCGGTTATCTTCCGTATGATTTGAAATGGCAGTACTGGATTGATAAAAATAACAATTCTATAAATATAATGTCGTGCGGAAATATGCCTTATATTATATCTGACTCAAATAAGAAACCCATCTTCCGAAACCTTGCTACTGATTTGACAAGGGAGATAAAACATAATGGAAGTGAACCTTTTATGCCTCTTGAAGAATTATTAAAAAATAGTTGTTTCAATACTTCAAGAATGAGCCTTGAAGAAATAAATAATTACAAAGAGGTTTTTACACCACCATTTATTTCTTATGAAGATGCAAAAACCTTAATGCAATGGCACTTTTGGTTAGGTGACCAATCCTACTTTGAAAAGGGAATTATTTTAGATTTTAACGATGTAAACCAATGAAAGAAACAATCGAAATACTACAAAGCAGTTTATCTATAATGGAAAAAGCTATTTATGAAATGACTGTTCAAAAACAGGAACTTGAAGAACGGATAAAGGATGTGAAACGTAATGAGAATGGTTTATAACGAATGGGGAGTATGTTTCGTTGCCGTGTGTGTAGAAATAGCCTTTTTCGGCTGTTTCGGGAACACGAAAGGCAATGAACGATTTAAAAAGCCCTGCCGTAGGCAATGATACATAATCCGTGTTCGCGGGTCGTAACCTTAACAAACTAAATATTAACTGATTAAATTATAGATTATGAAAACAATTTTTAAATATCCCATTAAAACTAAAACCTCACAATTATTGCTAATACCTAAAGGATTCCAAATTTTAGTAGTTAAAAATCAATTTAATTCAATTGTTATATGGGCTCTTGTTGATACTGAAAATCAAAATGAAGAAATTGAAATTGAAGTTCACGGAACTGGAAACCCTATTTATGAAATTGAATCAACTAAAAGAGAATATTTAGGAACTGCTTTTTGTGATGGACTTGTTTGGCACGTATTTCATAGAATTAATTAAATCCGTGAGCGATAGCGAGGGGAAAGGGCTTTTTAAATCGAATACTCCCCATTCGTTCACGGGCATTAGGAAATCTTGAGCCTTTTGCTTTTCGCAAATTGCGGATTTACGTATCCGATGCAAAGGCAAGTGGTAACGGTGCAACGAGTTGACACTTGCCTTTGTTGAGGTTATGCCCGTGAACACCAAAATAAAAAGCGTTTCAATGATTTTTATTGACTGTTATAAAACGTTTAACTAAAAAATTTAATTATGAACGAAGCAAAGCAAAAAGCAAAGGAACTGGTAGATAAGTTTCCGAAACGCAATACAAAATTTAAAGTTGAAAGTTTTTTCCAAGTATCGGTTGATGATTTTCACGATGGAGAATTTTTATTTTTGTCTGCCAAAAAAGTTAATACGAAAACAGATGAAAAATTACTCAATGAAATTGAAAGTGTTGATGAATATGGATGGGTAATTAGCACTTGGTGTTATGACTGCAAATATTATTATAAAATTTTTGTGTGTGAATATAAACAACGCGCTTGGAAAAATCACTATCATATTGAAAGTAAATTAGCCAGTTTAAATGGATGTGATGGATATTCATTAAATATAACAATTGATGAATTTATTGAGTGGATGGAAATTGAACAAAAGAAATAATCCGTTAAACAAGAAATAACCAAACTATAAAACACTATGAATACAGATAACTCAAAAGTAAACACAAACCTACTGAAAGAAAATGAAGCCTTGAAAGAAAGGATAAAGAAATTGGAAGAAGAAAATGTGATTATTCCAATATGGCAATTTAAAGAAATTGAAGATGCTTTAAGATTAACCTATACTATAAACAAATGTCAATTAAAAGTTACAGCGTTTGATAGGTTGGTTTGTAAGGCTTGGAATTTTGCTAAAATCGCCCTTAACCCTAAAACATAAAAAACAAGGGGCAGACATCCGCCAAGATTAACCCGCCCCTATTAAATTAATAAAAATAGAAATTATGGCCAATTGGAATAAATATAAAAACAAAACTTATACCCAACAAGAGGCGAGGAAAATGGATTATGAACTTGATATACTTCACGAACTTATTTCGGAGGTTTATGATGTAGATAGCTTGTCGGATAAGGTAAAAACAGCCCTTGATAAAATAGAAAGGGTTGTTAATTCAAAATAAAACAAAGGGTGGCAAGCCGTCGGAAGCAATAACCACCCTCTTAAAAATAACCACTTAAACACAAATGATTATGAAAACAAAGTTAATTATTATTTTCCTGTTATTCACAATAGCGGGATTGGCGCAGGAAGCAATAGGCTTTCAGATTAGTCAAGATGCAAGATTAGCATTTACAAAAGACGACCACGGAAATGATCCGTTCACCGCAGATATTCAAATGAAGATTGTCTTACAAGGCAACGATAGCGATTTAGGATATTTGGTTGTAAGTCCGAAATATGAATATGCGCAGCTTTACGGTGGCGACTATTCACGTTTCGGATTTGAAGCTGGTTTTTCGTTCCATACGTATATACTTAAAATTGATGTAACACCTTTAATCGGTTACGGTTATGCGTTTCGATGGAATGAGCGTTATGATAACTTTGAATTTAGCGGAGAGGTAAAGTTGCCAATTACAAAAGAACTATCTGCAATCTGCCTTGTGAACGTTAACCAGAGAAAAGAACTTGAAAACCAAAAATGGGGCTATAACTTAGGTTTTGGGCTTCGGTTTGATGTCAATACTAATTATTTAAAAGGAAAACAAACAAGATTTTAAATTATGGAAAATACATTAGGAAACAAGGCTAAATTCTTCGCTCTTTATTGGGGTCAAAATGTTCATAACGGTTTAAATTCGGGCGGGGAAGAGTTTCAAGTGGCTCAAATAAATAGATTTATAATTCAATACATGGAAAATACTTTTCTCAAACTAAAACCCCTTTCAAGTATAAGTGCTGAAGATGCTATTGAGGTTGGTAGAATTTTAAAAATTGATTTTAAACCTCAATATTTAATTAACGAGGTAAGAGAATGGATTGATTGTAGATTTGGTTTTGGTAGAATAGAGCATAGATTTGAATGTTTTGAAATATTAGACTATCTACGCTCCAAAGGCTACGCACTTCCATTTATGGGGGTAGGTGTTGAAACATTGGTTTCTTGGGGATGGGTAAAATTACACGATTCCAAAGAACAAAAACAAAGTTAAATATACAAAAATAAATCGAGAAAAACGCTGGAAAGTCCTTATTTTTCAGTATATTAGAGTAAATTAAAGGTAGGAATATGATTGCAAAAATTAAATATATTTTTAATGTTTGGTTTGAAAAACTACATAGGTACGTTTACGACCACGTATATCAATCAACTAATCCCGATTGGGGCTATCCTATAAGGTATAATGACGCTAACCGACACAATAAATACCAAAGGTTCAATAATCAAATAGATTGGCTTTATTCATTTCTTTGTCCATTTTTTAAAGGATGGCGTTTTGATTTGAAAATTCACAATATTTACAATAAAAGATATTTACGTTACGAGCCCAAAAAATTAGATTTAATGAAATACGAAATTGACCAATTATCAAAATCAAATAAAATAAAATACCTTGAATTGTTAGAAATACAAGAGTTTTATAAAAAGAAATATTCATTAAAAAAAGAGGTGCGAAAGGGCGATTAATGACGCCTCACAGTCCAAGAGCAATAAACGGGATATGGGTAACACCTCTTTTTAATCTCCCCCACAACCCAAAACAAATAAAGCAATGGAAGAACAAATAAAGGCAAGTGAAATGAAAACACTGAATAAAACAATGGTGCAATATGTACTTGAAAAAATGAATAACACAAAACCTATTGATTTTGTAAAAGCTATTCACGAAATAAATAACTACGCTAAATTTTTATCCACTCCCCTATCACTTGGAATGTTTATCCCGACAGATGAAGATGGTAATGTATTGGAAGAACCTGAGTATTGGAAAAACTTTTTAGATTACAGCGATAGGTCTGTTGTTGGTCTGAAGCAAGAAATATATGATTATTACGATGCAAAAGAGCGTGTTTTATTTGAAGGGTTTGAAATATGCAAAGTGAATAATGAAATGGCTTTTAGGGTTAATGGAAGAGGTCTTATTTTATTAAGCGAGCATAAAACCATCGAAGATTTAATCAAATACAACTTAACCCTAACAGAAAACGCCTTAAAAAACATTCTTTAAAAATTCCTTATTTAGAATGGTTCTAATTAACAAAAAAGTTTTATATTTGTAAATACCTATCAATCAATGATTGAAATAAAAAACAGCAAAGTATATATAAACATCGAGGGAAAGATGAAAGAAACAACCGACCCCACACTTATAGGATTTGCTGTTTTGGATTGGGCGGAGAAAGAAAACGTAATTGAGATAAAATCATTACAAGACATAGAATATTAAAACACCCCCTTCCCATCGAAGAAAAGACCAAGTAAGGATGAATGCTTTTTAAAATGCGAGGGGGTTTAATAAAATAGAAATTATGGGAATGAAAGAAAGATTAGTTTTAATGGCGGCTATGTCAGCAATGATGGGCGGAATGGATAATTATTCACATAGAAATTCAATTGAGTTAAAACCATTTAAAAAAAACCCAAACGAAGGTCTTGGGATATCAATTGAATATTTAGAACAGTACGCTTTAATCCTAAACAATAAATCTAAACTCGGAATAGTTAAGCAGACCAGAATAAAAGAAAAGGTTGAAGCTTATGCGGAAAGATTAATTGAATATTACGAATTAAGTTCAATCCATTCATAAATGAAAACCAAAACAATATACCGTTCCTCAATAACAGGAAAGATAGTCACAAAGAAATACGCTTTGGCTAATCCCGATACTACACAGAAGGAAACACTTCATATCTGTAATTTAAGGGAACAGCTTTCAGATTTTTTTATTTACTTCATAAAGAATGAAAAAGAATTACAAGAGCATACAGCTAACGAAATTGTTGACGAGTATTTAAGCAAATAAGACTATGGCAAAAACATATTGTAAAAAACCTATTCTTAAAAAAACATACAACTATAAAGGGCAATCAGAGTTAATGACTCAAAATGCACGTTTAGCAAATTCAAAACAAAGACCTGATGGATATTTATATATTTTAAAACTTAAAGGTTTTGATATTTATAAAATAGGCGTCAGTTCAAATCCAAGAAGAAGAATAAACGATATAGATTCTGCCAATCCGTTTGGAGTTGAATTAATATCTATAAACCATTTTAAAAACGTATATGAAATGGAAGAATGCGTACACGACAACTTAAGGGATTGTGAATTAAGAAAAGAATGGTTTAAAGTTTGCCCCGAAACTATAAAAGGCTTTTCAGAACATTTAAAAGAAATGTCAGAAGAGGGATTTTATTTAATTAGAAAATAATGGCAGCCCCAAAAGGAAATAAATACGCAGAAGGCAATGAAGGTGGAAGGCCACCCATACACACAGATCCTTTAAAGTTCTCAAAACTTGTAGAGGATTATTTTATTTGGATACAAGGCGATTATGAAACCAAAGAGATTGAAGAGGATGAAAAGGACGGTGGAACAAAGAAAGTAAAAATACAAGTATGTACTAGAAAACCAGAACCACCAACAATTACAGGATTAACATTACACGTTGGATTTTGTAATAAATCAAGCCTTTATGACTACCAAGATAAAGAAGAGTTTTCCAACCCTATAAAAAGAGCAATCACAAGAATTGAGAAATACCACGAGATACAAGCCGCTTATGGTGATAAATGCACTGGAAATATATTTGTATTAAAGAACTTTGGATGGAAGGATTCGCAGTCTATTGACCATACAACTAAAGGAGATAAGATAACCTCTATAACAAGGCAGATTGTTAGAACTGAAAATTAAAACCCCTGAGTGGGCTGAAATATTATTATATCCGAAACGCTATAAAGGCGCTAAAGGTGGAAGAGGTTCTGGGAAATCACATTTTTTTGCTGAAGCACTTATAGAGCAATTAATATTAGACCCAAATAAATCAGCTGTATGTATTCGTGAAATACAAAAGTCTTTGAAGTTTTCGGCTAAAAGGTTGCTTGAACAAAAGATTGAAGATTTAAAGGTTTCGCATTTGTTTGGAATAACACAATCTGAAATAAGAGCGTTAGAAGGAAATGGAGTTATATTGTTTCAAGGGATGCAAGACCATACGGCAGACAGTATAAAGTCTTTAGAGGGTTTTGATATTGCTTGGGTTGAAGAAGGGCAAAACCTTTCGGCACGTTCATTGAAATTATTAAGACCAACTATAAGAAAGGAAAATTCTGAATTGTGGTTTAGTTGGAATCCAGAAAGAGAAACAGATCCGGTAGATTTATTCTTTCAAAAATTAAACAATGATATGGTTTTGGTTCACGTAAACTCTGAACAGAATCCATTTCTTCCAGAAACATTAAGAAGGGAAAGAGAAGCAGATAGGCTTAGGTTAAGTCCAGAAGATTACGACCATATATGGAACGGTGCGTATAATAAAAAATCAGATGCTTTAGTTTTTAAGGATAAGTATTACATTGATTATTTTGAACCTGAAAAAGAATGGACAAGGCTTCAAGGTTTGGATTGGGGATTTAGCCAAGACCCTACTGTTGGAATATGTGTTTATACAGATAGTGTAAACCTATACGTAAGACACGAGGCTGGTGATGTTGGGATAGAGCTTGATGATACAGCTGAATTTATTAATAGTAGAATACCTGACTTTGATAAGTACTCTGTAAGAGCAGATAACGCAAGACCTGAAAGTATTAGTCACGTAAAGAGAAAAGGGCTTAAAAAAATAGTTGGCGAACCAAAACTAAAAATTGAGGATGGCATTGAGTTTTTAAGAAATTACAATAGCATTATTATACATCCAGATTGCAAAGAAACAATAAAGGAGTTTGGATTGTATTCATATAAAATTGATAAAAGGAGTGGTGATATACTTCCAATAATCGTGGATAAAAATAACCATTATATTGACGCTATTAGATACGCCTTATATCCTTTGATAAAAAAGAACAATATTAAAGTCCGTTCAGGAGGTGTAAGATGAGTTTGAACGAAAAGATATTAAGCATACCGCCAAAGGATTTTAAGTTTATATTGAAAACGGGCGCACGTTACAAAGGGAATGAAATCAAACCGTTGATTTACTACCCTTATAAGTTTGTCAAATCGGAGCTTCCAACTATGTTGATGGATGGGAAGTTTGAGGAAATATTAAAAGAATTTGGAATATCTCCCGTTATAAGTTTAAGGGATGCAATGAAAATTATCTTATATTGCTATGATGAATTGAAAGCCATCGCAAAAATGGAGCAGGAATTTTTGAATAGCCAGCCCGATGCAGATATGGTTAATGCTGGAATTGAAACGTTGAACGAGTTGGGGGAATATAATTTAATTGATATGCTTGTTAAAGAATGGGGCGTTTATACCCACGAAGAAATCGAAATGATGCCTTACCACAAGATATTCGATAAACAGCGCAAGATGAAACTGGAAGCGGACATACAGAAGAATTTGATTAGAATACAAAAAGATAAAAGCAAACGTAAATTTTAACAATGGACATCGTAAAATTTTGGGCAGACCAAGTAGCCAAGTGGAAAGAAGATGAAAAGTGCGATATGTGCTGGGAGTTTTCTGCTCCCCTATTTGAGAACGCCACGAACATAACCCAAACAGAAGAAGATTGCTGTACTTATGTATTCCTAACTAATATCAAAAAGGTTAAGAATTATAAGACGTATAATGGAAATGGAGGTACTGGACAAACGTTTGTTGATAGTTGTGATTACTCTTTCAACGTTCACTTTATTAGAAAGGGTGATTTGGGAACTAACAATTACAACGAAATAAAAGGTTATGCCGTTGCAGATGGAAGATATGACACCATCTATAAACCCATTGCAGATTGTATTGATTGCGATTTGGAACTTGACTTCTGCGAGTTTATAGGATTGCAAGTAAATGAGTTGAGCTGGGTTGAAACGATGGAACAAGCGTATTTGGATAACAATTATTTTGGATGGAGAGTAACCGCTAATTTTAGATTGCCGAGATAACTAAAAAATTTTTGCCTAATTCCTTATTTAGAATTAGACTAAATAAAAATAAGATATGAAAACAGCACTACTAATAATTTTAATACTTGTCCTTATAGGGATGGGTTTTCACGCAGTAAGATATTATAAGCTAAGAGACTTGCAAAAGAAACGAAACGCCTGTGATTTATCAACCGAGAAAGGAAGATACGCAGCGCAGCAGTACAATAAACGAATTAACCAATTAATGAATTTTGACGATACCACCAGAGGACATAGTTAGTATAATGGACACCGTTGTAGAACGTTTCCTTATCCCAAAATTCAATGAGTTGGGAATGAACGCCACGGGGCAATGGTTGGATAGTCTTGAAACCGAAGCAAGAGAACCCAATATCGGGGTCATTCGTGGGCAGGACTATTCCGAGTTTTTGGCAAGAGGTCGTGGCCCTAACCAAAATCAAGAACCTGATGCCTTGAGAAAATGGGCTTATGGAATGGCAAATTTTAATCCAGAATTTAAAGGATGGTTAAATGCGAGAGGCTTAACGGATTTTGGAGTGCAGATTGCTTATAGGCTCGGAGAGAATGGAAGTTTATCTTATCCAGAGGGAACGGATTTATTGGAAGTATTGGAAAGCCCCGAAGTGGTTTCATTTGTACAGAACGAATACCGAAACCTTGTAGCCTTAGCGGTAAAAAATGAATTTGAAAGAAACGTAAAAGAAATATTTGTATGAGCGCAATAACAATAACCGCAGACTTATATCTTGCACACAACCCAATCTTTTTAACAGTTTCGGGGTTGAGTTCGGACACAAGATATATTGAGTATTTCCCTTCTTCTTTTGAATCTCCTATTTCAATAAACCCTTTAAGGCTTTATACCTACGGACAGACTTCGATAAAGTTTGATATTTCGCCTGTTGTTAGAACAGCCTTTAAAGATATTACACACAATACAAACTACTCTACCCTAACACCTTTTGTGGTGCAGAACAATTGGATAAAGATTAAATTTCTAATCAAAGAAGTATTGAATAACGGCACAGCAACTTTCAAAGCTCCATTTGATAAAACATTTGTAAGTGGTGGTAAAAGAACTTACGCCTCCAATCAAACTGTATCAACAAACACTCCATTAATTCCAACTGAAAAGATACCACAGTGGGGCGGTTATCCTATTGATTATTATTATTTCAATAGCGCAAAGCAGATGGAAAAGAGCAATGTTGTACCGGACGAATTAAAAGAAATTAGAAAGATTAAGGGCTGTGAGGCATCGTATGTAAAATTCAAAAACTCTTTAGGGGGTTATTCCTATTGGCTATTTGAAAATTCAGAGTTTGAAGATAAAGCAAAAAACTACGGCACGATTGACGGAATAGATTACCTAAAGGATTTAGGAAATGAAGTTGAAAGCGGTATTACGTTAACATCCAAAGTGCCAAAAAGATTTATGCCGTTGATGTTTGACCTTGCTATTAGCCAAGAGATTTATTTATACAAAGGAAATAACCAATGGGAAAGGCTTTCTTCAGATAATAATAAGGTAAACCAAAACAATTTCAATACAAACGAGAAGGTAAAACTGAAGTTTGAAAGACACCACAGATACAACCCATCTTTGCTATGGTCGAATTAATAATTAACAACAGGAGCGTAGATATAAGCGATTCCAAAGTAAAGTACATAAAGCAAGTTAATGACCTTGCAGATGTTACGACCGTTAATGCCTCTTACTCCTACTCTATAAAAGCAGAGAAAACGCCTACCAATACGCAGATATTTTTAGGTCTTGGATTGATTGGGAATACTTCAAATGTGCCATACAAAAAGAACCTAACGAGGCTTATTGATAATGGCGTGGTGCTTATACCAAATGGCGTTTCTTACGTAAAGGAAACTGCGGACGATTACAAAATAGTAATACAGGATGGTATTGTTGATTTCTTTAGGTCAATAGAGAACAGGACGATAGGACTTGACCTTGACCTGTCTGAACTATCCCACACGAAGAACGATGTTAACATTGTGGCAAGTTTCGGGAGAACCGATTACAAGTATCTTATTTCGGAATACAACGGGTGGACGGTAAGGGACGGAACGCTTAACCCAGATTATCAAGTGCCGAGCATAAACAACAAATACATATTCGATAAGATAATGGCTTATGCGGGTTATACTTATGAGAATATGCCTGACATAAGCAATGAATGGACGACATTTCCAACGCCCCCAACAATACCAACAGATGAAGAGATACTAAGGTTTAAAGGCTTCCTTTCTGTTACGCAGGATATTACACTTTACGAAGATTGGAGGGATTATTTTATTCCAACTTGGGGGAGTGTAACCACTTATGATACAGCTTTTTTACAGCTTATAAATAACTGGAAGTTAAAAATTAAACAGACAGGAAACTATAAAGCGGACTTCAATATAAGCGGTTCAATGCTTTACGCAGTATTGGAAGGAAACCAACTTTACACGCAATCAATGCCTATTAAGATGGTATTGTATCAAAATGGAAATCCTATATCTTCTGTAATATCCCCAAACGCAACAATAAAAAACTTTAACGGTGGCGCAAACAATGTGCTTGAGTTTTACCCCGATACATTAACAAGGCAAGAGGCGGAAGATTTGGGATATAACGATGAACGTTTCTTAAATGCTTTGGAAGATGGAACGTTCTATATCGCCAAGATTATAATAGGAGCGTTTAACGCAGAGATAAGCACGATGGGCGTTGAAGTATTTGACTTCGGAGAAGCGTTTAAAGATTATTCAATGACAGACTTTGTAAAGGAAGTAATGTTTAGAAAATCATTGACACCATTTCCCGATGTAAACGCAAAGCACATTAGCTTTAAAACACTTGCGCAAAGGGTAAGCACTTCAAACGCTATCAACTGGACTTCTAAATATGCAAGAAGAACAAAAGAGGAATATCAGTTTGGTATTTATGCAAAACAGAACTCTTTGGTAATGAAGCACGATAACCAAGAGGAAACTTTCGGAAACGGATATCTTCCTGTTCCAAACGATAACCTAAAGGATAGCACGACTTTGTTACAGTCAAAATACTTCGCACCGTCTGGAGACCTAAAGGCTATAAGAAATATAAACGGTGAGTTTTTCTTGGAAATAAAGTTTTGGGAGCGTGAAGTTAAAGAAGATGACGGAGCGCAGGTGATAGAATATAAACCATTATCAAATAGGTTCTTCTTGTTAAAGGAGCAGACAGTAAACAAAACTATTGAAATTGGAGAAATAGAAGTAACAAGTTTCCCAAAGGCAATAATGGACGGTACTAAAATGAGTGATGTTGTTAATGATTACTATTCAAGTTGGGGCGTAATATTCAATCGGTTGACAATACAGGATATTGAACTTGCATTGAATGAATATGATGTCGCTACACTAAGACTTGACCTACCTTATTATTTTGAACAAGAGGGCGCATTTTATCTATTAAATAAACTCAATTACGAAAGTGGCAAACTTGCTTCTGGGGAATTTCTAAAAATTAGTAACTAATGGCAAATATAGATTTAGGAACATTCACATTTGATGCACAGGCAGTAGATACGCAACTCGAAAGATTGCGAAAGGAAATGTTTGCCCTACGTGCCGAGAGCAAGGAGTATGCAAACCAAAATAAGGAACTTGAAAAAACAATTTCGGGAGTTGTAAAGGAGCAGAACGATTTATTGGCAAGTGGAAAACAGAACAGTAAACAATATAAAGACAACGAGAAACTTCTTGAAGCACTTGTAAAGACGCAGTACGATGTATTCAAATCACAGCAACAAACATCTGAAGCCCAAAAGAAAGTAAACGCTGAATACAAACAGGCAACGAGCGTAATAAAGTCTATGACCGATGCGGAAGGGAATTTGGTTAGCAGTACACAGGCTATCAACGTTGCTTTGGACAAGGAAGTAAAGAGTATTGCGGATGCGAGGGCGAGCAATAAAGAACTTTTAGCACTTAGAAACCAGCTTGATATTGCAGGAGGGGAAAATGAGGAAGCGTTAAAAGAACTAAACGCCGCATTAGACCGCAACAATGCCTTCATAAAAGAGAATGTTAGTGCCTACGAACAGCAAAAAATCGGAATTGGGGATTACCAGACCGCAATCGAGAACGCTTTAGGCGGTACTAAATTATTTGGGGTTGGTTTAAATGACGTTAAATCACAACTCGCAAACTTTACACCTGTTCTAAACCTTATAAAAGGCGAACTTACAAGCATAAAAACAAGTTTCCAGACCGCAGCAACGGCAACAGAAGGGTTTTCAACTGCTCAAAAAGCAATGGCGGTTACTACCGCCACCACTTCGGGAGCATTAAAATTGTTTAGAATTGCTTTAATAAGCACAGGAATAGGTGCAATCGTAGCGATTTTGGGTAGTCTTATAGCTTATCTATCATCAACACAAGCAGGAATTGACCTTGTAACAAAGGTAACACGCCCGTTAAGTGCAATATTCTCAACGCTTGTAGGGATACTTCAGGAGGTTGGGGAGTTTTTATTTGAGGCTTTCAGTAAGCCACAAGAAACAATTAAAAGCCTATACGACTTTATCAAAAACCAAGTGATGCGACAGTTTGAATCCTTCGGAAAAATACTTGAGGGGATATTCACTTTGGACTTTGGAAAGATTAAAGAAGGGTTTTCCGATTTAGCAGACCAAGCAAGTGAAAATATAAATATGATTGCCGGCGCAGCGCAAAAAGTTGGAGAGCGTTTTGAGGAAGCCTACAAAAAAGGGCAAAGAATTGACGAGCTACAAAAGGCACAGGAGCAAAAAGAAATTGACATAATTGCTTATAGAGCCGAACAGGAGATACAATTAAAACGTTTGGAGAATATCCAAAAGAACCAATTGTTAAGTGCAGAGGAAAGAAACAAAGCTATAAGCGAGGGTGAGGCAATCTCAAAAGAATTGGTGGCAAGGGAGAATGAAATATTGGATTTACAGATTGAGCAACTTAAAATAAAGCAATCCCTAAACGACACAAGCCGAGAGGAAGAAAAAGAATTGCAGAGTTTGATTGCACAACGAATTTCCAACGAGAGTAAAATACTTGACGTTGAGAAACGTGCTTTGGGCGACAAGAAACAACTCTATGAGGATGCGAGAAATGCGCAGATAGCCGCTATCAAAAAAGTACAGGACGAAGCTATTAAAGCGAATGAGGAACAACTCAATCTATTCTTAGCACAACAAGGGTTTAAAAAGAAGTCCGCAGAGGAAGAGTTACAGATAGCTCGAACCAAAAGAGATAAGGAAATTGAAATACTTGAACAGGAGTTGGAGTATAAAAGAATTTCCTTAGAAGCGTTCAATGCCGAGAAAATAAAAATCAATAATGAGTACTTAGAACTTGAAAGGGATTTAGTAATTGAGAACGCAGAAAATGAAAGGGATGAAATGCTTGCCAATATCGAGCAGCGCAAAACCGATTACGCAGACTTCACAGAGGAAAAATTACAGATTGACATTGCCAATGCTCAAGACCGTTTACAAGTTGAACAGGATTTTGCAGAACAACAACTTGAACAGGGCGTAATTAATCAAGAGGAATACGACACAATAATTGCCGAGAAAAAAGCGGAGGCAAGGGATGCGGAACTGGAAGCGCAAATGGCTTTTGATGAAGCTAATAAAGAACGCCTTTTGATTGATGCAGAAAATGAAAGGGTGCTTGCTGAACAAAAATACAATGATGAGTTTGCCCTTCAAAAATTCAGACTTGAACAAAAGAGAATTGCCGAAGTTGCAGCCGCAGAAAAAACAGGTGCGGACATATCACTTATTAACGAAAAGTATGCAGCCTATAACGAGGAAATAAACCGAAAACAACAAGAGAGCAAAGTACAGCTTGCGTCCGATGCGTTCAATAATATTGCTACTATACTTGGAAAGGAAAGTGCGGTAGGAAAAGCGGTGGCAATAGCACAAACAACAATAGACACGTACAAATCAGCAACGGCAGCTTATTCAGCACTTGCAGGAATAACAATAGTTGGACCAGTACTTGGAGCATTAGCGGCAGGAGCGGCAGTTGCGGCAGGACTTGCAAACGTTAAAAAGATTGTTTCATCCAAACCACCAACAGCGGGAAGAGCCGAGCGAGGAATGAAAGTTCCGAAGTGGGGAACAATGCTTAGAGGGCGTTCACATAAACAAGGTGGAATAAATATAGAAGCCGAAGGAGGTGAGGCAATAATAAACAAGCGAAGTACTTCAATGTTTGGCGGTTTACTTTCAGCAATTAATGTAGCGGGGGGCGGTATTCCATTGGCGGCACGTGGCGCAATAGTAGGCGGTTCTTCTTCTAAAAACTCAAACATTCAGACCAGACTTTTACAAGATGCAAATTCTGCAAGTATGAGTGAATTAGTAGCGGAGGCAGTACGTGAAGGAAGTATGGAAGGAAGCGCAATAGGTAGCCGAGCAGGAAGCCAAGAAGGATTTATTGGACTTAGCGAAAACAGAACAGTACAACAAGCAAGCAGTTTCTAATGGGAAAGATTAAAACAATATTGAACAATCCAAAACAGACAGCCGAAGCCTTTAGGATAGGTTTTGAGAACTTCAGCAATCCAAAAGATGAAGTTGAACTATTGGCAATACAAAGATTAAAGATTTGTATGGGTTGTGAGCATTTCAAAAAAGAGCCTATAAGTTTCCTTCGTATAAAAGACGAAAGAATAAAAGAAGCAAGCGAAATGATGTGTGGGGATTGCGGGTGTGAGTTACCATATAAATTAAGACAATCAAAATCTATGTGCAAGAAATGGGATGTTTAGCTGAATTTGTTACAAAGAATTATCAAGTAGTTGAAAAACTATTAAAGGCGGGGGCGATTTCCCTGACCTTAAAACAGCAGTATGAGATATACCAGTACTACAATACCACATCACATATCAAGAGCAAGATGCAACGATATGAGAATACAGCCGAAGCGATGGGGGTTACTACGAGGTGGGTAATGAAGTCTGTAAACGAAATGAAAAAAGCTGTATGATAGGGATAGGCATAACCACTTACAATAGAAATGCAGTTTTAGATCGTGCGCTGGAAAAGATAAGGGAGTTTGCGCCAAAGGATTGTGAGATAGTAGTTGTTGATGATGGAAGCAAGACACCGCACCCACAAGCAACCTACCGATTTAAAACCAATCAAGGAACGCCAATAGCTAAAAACAAATGTTTGGAAATTCTTTACAATAAGGGATGCGAACATTTCTTTTTGTTTGATAGCGACTGTTTTCCGATAGTTTCGGGATGGGAAAAACCATATATCGAAAGTAAAGAACCGCACCTAAACTACACTTTTAAATATAGTTATGAGATTGTAGATGGACATAAAGTACATGAAAACCCAAACGGCTGTATGATGTATTACCATCGTTCTGTATTGGATGCGGTGGGTGGTTTTGATACAGGGTTTAAATTTTATGGTTATTGGCACGGTGCGTTTTCAAACCGTATCTATAATGCAGGGTTAACTTCTGCCCCATTCATTGATGTTATCGGAAGTGATAAACTGTTTTGTTCAATGGATGAAAAAAGGACGGTGCAGACTTCACGCCCAGACCGCAGAAAATTCTTGGCAAAGAACAAGCAAAGATATTTCGACACAATAAACTCAAAAGACTACCACAGTTTTAAGACCGTTCCCAAAGTTTGGTATTCAAATCCCTATTCTACTAAAAAGAATATAGGCAAGGCATTAAATGATTTTTGTGAGTTAGTGCCAGATGATGACTGGATATGTTTACAGGATGGCGATATGATGTATTTAACCCCCGATTGGGGAGTGCAAATTGAACAGGCAATATCAATGTACGGGGATAAGTATTCGTTGATAGGATGCCTTACTAATAGGTTGGGGCGATTGATACAGATAAATGATATAAACGATTACGACAACCACGATATTAAATACCATTACGAGATAGCAAATAAATTAAGCAAAGAACATTTCGGAGTAGTTGAGGACATTACAAATAAAAAATATATCGCTGGTTTATTTATGTTGTTTCCTAAGTCGGTTTGGTTAAATCATAAATTTGAAGAAAACAATCCTGCTTTTGATGATGCCTTTAGTAAATCAATTACAAGGAAAGGCGGTAAGTTGGGATTAATGAAAGGACTTTATGTTTACCACGCTTATCGTATTTGGAGCAAAGCACCGAGAAGGGATAGAGGGCATTTGCTATAACAAATCCTTTAATTCATCCTCAAACTTTTTAAACTCTTTTGTTTTCTCAACTTCACTTTGCAATCCTGCATCAGTTCCCTTAAAAATCATAATAATCATTGGCTTTAAGAACCGATAACACCCTGCAATAAAAAAGATAGCCGCTTTTATAAAAAAGTAGCCCGCTATTATAACGGTCAATACCACTATAAAGTAAATCATCCCAACAAAGATAGGGTTTATTTGAACAATAACGTTCAAACAAACAGGACTTTAACACGGTAATTTAGCAGATATGAATGGCAATATCTATATAAACGGTGTTATCGGAACTTTCCTTGATGAAAATGGGGCGGTTGTGGAGAAAGGCGTTGAGCTTTTGGACGTTATTCTGCAAGTAAAGAACCAACCTAAAGCCGAAAGTTTCAATGTTTACATCAATTCACAAGGTGGATATGTAGATGTAGGCTTTGAAATATACGATTACTTAAAGTCTTTAGGAAAGCCAATCAAGACAATTGGACAGGGAATGGTTGCGAGTATAGCGACTGTGATTTTTATGGCAGGAAATACAAGGGTATTGAAGCCAAACACTGAATTTATGATACACCTTCCAAGCGGGGGCGTTGAGGGAAATTCAGACGAAATCGAAAACTACTCCAAATACATTAAGGACATTGAAAAGCGTGTCGTGAAGTTCTACAATGAAACCGCAGGACTTTCAGAAAGCGAAATATTGCCACTACTCCAAAAGGAAACATTCCTAAATGCAGATGAAGCCTATAAACTTGGCTTTGCAAATGAAAAAATAAATGCGCCCGAAGTGGTGGCGTACTTCAAACCTAATCTTAAACCCAAAATTAATATGAGCAAAAACGAAAAGGGAATCATATCCAAAATAATGGATGTGCTTAAATCCCACAAAATCCCCACTAACAAGATTGTTTTTGACGCAGAGGGCAAAGAGTTGGACTTCTACGAGTTGGAGGATTCCGCTACTATTGAACTTGGCGCAAAAGCAAATTACGATGGAACGGCAGCCAATGGCGAATATTCCGTACCAAGCGAAAACGACCCTGCACTGGTTGAAACCTATGTATTTGAAAATGGTGTGCTACTCGAAATTAAAGAAGCAGATGTGGCAGCCGAAGAAGAAGCCGACAGCGAGGAAATGCAAGCCTTGAAAGAAGAGAACGAAAACCTTAAAACACAACTTGCAGAGTATGATGGAAAGGTAATAGACCTCACGGGAGAAGTTACCGCTTTAAAAGAAAGCAATTCTTCTTACAAAAAAGCAATCGCAGCTATTAAGGCAATCGAAACGGAACACACGCCAGCACAGCCAGCGAAAGCGAAACAAAACCCCACAGCCACGCCAGCTAAGGAAAACCGAATAGCGGCAGGAATTACAAACCTAACTAAAACACGAAAATAAAATGGCATACGATCCAACAGCACTAACAGACATTCTTTCCGACTTAAACGGACTTACCCAAGCGGAGAAGATGAACATTGCAAACTTAATCTTTACTGAAACGTTTGCAGCAAAGAACATTAAAGATACACACCCTACCCTTTCAGAAGTGCGTAGCGGCACCAAAGTACCTATTCTTTTGGAAACAGAAGATTATGGTGGTTTCCCTTTTACTGAAGGAAACTGTACACTTCCTGCCTGTACAATTACTGATAATTGGAGTGAGTACACTTGGACACTTGGACAAATTGGTTGCGAGTTAACTATTTGTATGGAAAACTTTACTAATGACTTCTTAATTTTCTTCAACACTTGGAAGAAAATGAACGAGGGCGACATTAACAGTGCGGTAGTTCAATTCATAATCGAGCGTTTCCAATCAAGACACCTAAAAGCTGAAATACGTGTTGCCTACTTTGGCGATACCGCTTCTTCTGACCCATTGATTGATGGATTTGATGGTTTCTTTACTCAAATGGAAGCAATCGCTCCAGCAGACCAAATAGTTACCATTACCGAAAACGCAGCGTCAACAGCAGCAGGACAAACCATTTCAAGTGGGGATGACCTATACGCTTATTTAGTTTCTATGTATAACATAGCGGTTACAAAGCCTTGGTTTGACCCTACCAAAATGGTATGGAGAATGGACAGAAGCCTTGCAATGCTTTTAGCTGGATGGTTAAACACCAAAGCAGACAGCTCAATGTATAACTGTGAGTGCTTAGACCCTACAAAAGTAACCAACGCCAGAATATATGCGTGGGATAACCTTTCATTTCAAGGTATTCCAATTGAGCCACTTCCCTTCTTGGATGCAATGCGCTCAATCGCTGAAATCTACGATGATACAGATGGAACTTACGTAAACCGAAACAGAATAATTCTTACAAGACGTGAGAATATGATTATTGGTTACGAAATCGAAGATACTTTAAAAAGATTTAAAGTAGGCTACGATGAGAGAGAAGATGTAATCTACATTAAAGGAGCTTCATTGTTCGGTGTAGGTGTGCCACAAGATACATTCATTTTAGCAACAGGGGCGCAAGGCTCGTAAAAACAAATAAATTATGGCAGTATTACCATTATGTGCGAGATTATTAAACGGTCAGGACGCAGCTTGTACACCTCTTAAAAGAAAGTATTTCCAGCAAGCGGTAGTCGTGAACAAAGTTGATATTGATACGCTGACAATCACAAAAACGGACTTTGAATTAGAAACCCCTGAATGTAAGTACCAAGTATCGTTTACCTTGAAAGAGGGAGCAACTGGTTACAGATTTACAGGGTCGGAAAACGGTTCAAACTACTTCGGACGCTTTAACAAAACAACTTCTGACTTAGGCTTTGGGAGTTACGCTCACGAAGTACAGATGCTTGTTGTAGGTGCGGACGAGGTTTCAAAATGTATTCTTGAAAGTTTAGACAAAGGTAGCTATTTAGTTGCCCTTCAATTTACGGACGGAACAGTTGAAATCTATGGGGCAGAGAACGGATTGAGTACAGGCGACTATACTTATTCAATAGCTGAAAATGGTGGGGGAACTGCAATAGTTCTTTCTTCCAACGAACAGACACCAGAAAGCTACTTGCCTTTGGTTTATGTTTCAGCCGTACCGGGCGAGGAAAGCGCAGACTTTGACGCAGCATTTGAAAATCCAGCTTCATAAGGAAAAACAAATCTTATGACACGTGAGGATTTAATCACACTTGGAGAGCATAAGGTGCGCAGCAATGAACACCTTATGCTTTCTTATTTAACAGAATTTGAAGCCTTGTTCGGGCGAAAGCCAAAGTGCGCAGGATGCACATTTAAAACAGATTGGAAACGATTTGTGCAAGGCAAACAAACACCTAAATATTTTAAGATGAAAACAAGTAAGCAATTTGAACTTGAAAAAAACGCAAAATCAATTATCCATACATACAAAATAGGTAAGATTCCATATAGAAGCCGAGGAAACACAATGACCGAAGATTTTGCGGTAAGTTACCTAACAAACGGAACAAAGGAAGAAATTGAGCAGCGAAAAAAACACTTTAAGACACTTCCCAAAATCGAAGCCGATAAAACCATTTTGGTTGATGGTGAGGAAATAAAACTTTCAGAAGCAGTAGGCAGACAACTTAACGCCTACGCAGCCGAAAACAATATTGATTTTGGTGATGCAAAGAAAGTAGATGAAAAAAGAGCCGTTATAGCAAAAACCCTGTAAGATGGCTAAAGACATTATCGGAAAGGTAAGAGCCACGCTTGTTGAGTTGTTCAGCCGTGAAATTAAAGTAGATGACAAAAATAACAACATCTATTTAAACGGAGAGAACAACCTATATCCTTATGAGATAGAACGAGCAATCAACAACTCCCCTACCGCAACAAGAGCCACTGATATAATGCAACGGTTTATTAGTGGTGAGGGTGTTACAAATGATGTGCTTGTAAACTCCAAAAAAGGCTATATGCTTTCCGATGTCGTGGATATGGTCGCTGAAGATGTATCTACGCAGAATGGTTCTTTTATTTGGATTGGTTATGGTTTTGATCCAGTTTCAGAAAAACCATTCCAACAAAAACTTGACCTTTTGGATTATTCCAATACACGTATATCTAAGGAAGATGACAACGAGTATAAGGGAAAAATATATTATAAGGATTACCAAGTAAAGAACAATTTCTATAAGTCAAGGGGAACGGAAAACGAAACTTGGTACTACCCATACAATCCAAATCCTGAAATTGTAATTGCACAAATGAAGGCAGATGCAAGAGTGGGATTGAAACTTAAAAAGGACGATGAAGTTACCGTTGAACAAATGGTAAAACATTACAGAGGTCAAGTGTTCTATTTGAATATGACCCCTAAATATAAGTACGCCCTTTCAAAATTTGATAGTGTTTTCAATGATGCGGACAGTGAGTTTAGGTTTTCTCTTTACGTAAACCGTGAAATGCGAACAGGCTTTTTAGGAAAGGTCATCGCGATAACACAAGGATTGGATGAGGGAGAAGAAGATACAGTTTCGGAGGACTTAGGTAAGTTATTGGGAGCGGAAAACGTAGGCAGTTTACTTCATTTAAGAACAGAGCAAGCAGACAGCTTGGATAACGTCCTAAAAATTGAGCAGATTAAATCCCAAATAGATGATAAAATGTTTGTCGAACAGGACAAGCGTATAAGAAGAAACATTTTAGGGGCTGCAAACAACCTGCCAGAGCCTTTGATTTACGCTGGAGAAGGTGCTTTGTTCGGAACTTCGGGCGACACCTACCGAGAAATGAAGCTTTTCTACCAAGAGCAGACCCAAAAAGAGCGAAAAACCATTGAAAGAACACTTAAATATCTTGGTTTTGAAACAAATATTATCCCATTGGTCGATGAACAACAAATAATTGAGCAAAATGCCACTACTAACGAGAACTGATTTTGATGGAATTGGCGAAATAGCCAACCACTGCGACCTAAACAAGCTGAATATTGCTATTAACGAGGCTTCGGACTTCGATATGGATGGTCTTTTCTGTGATTTTTGGCAGGATATTATTGATAATTGGGATAGTGAGGAAGATAAATGGGTAAACCTTATTGATGGTGGCGAGTACGAAGGGTGCAATGGAACACGAAAACACGCAGGAATTAAGCGTATTTGGGCGTATTACAGCTATTCAAGGTATGTAATACTGAATGGCTTTAATGATACCCCTTCGGGATTGGTTTCAAAAACAAATCAATTCTCAATACCCACTCCATTAAAGGAATTACAGGCGTATTCTGATAAGTACCGCAATATGGGAAAACTTACCTACGAAAAAACACTTTCCTATCTATGCAAAAATTCAAGTGATTACGAAAACTTCAATACCTACGACTGTAAAGGTTGTGGTTGTGGTGGTAATTGTGGAAAGACAAAAACAAACACTAAGGGATTTGGTATTTCAAGCTCCATAGTTACAAAAAGATTATGAGTTGTATAAAGCTGTATAGCGGTCAAGATGTTTCTTGCAGGAGCAATTTTAAGAAGTACTACCAATCTGTTGTGCTTGTTAATAAAAGCGATGTGGAAAGTTTTGTTATTAACTCAACTATTGGCAGCGAGATAGGAACAGGATTTAGTAATTATCTGCACCGCATTAGATTTTCATTGTTCGCAGGAAAGACGGGATATTTATTTAGAGGACAGCCAAACGGAAACGGATATTTTGCAACCTTCTCAAAAGAAACTGAAGATAACATACCGCAATATATACACAGTATTCAATTACCAATATTTAGCGCAAAGGAAACCACAAAAGTTTTATTAAAGACTTTGGACTTAGCGAACTATTTCGGGGCGGTTCAATTTACGGATGGTACGGTAGAGATTTACGGTTTTGAGAACGGACTTACAACCGATGATTACGATTTTGATTTACAGAACAACGGCGGCGGTTCTTTTCTAACGCTTATAAGTCCAGAGAACGGAATGGAGGACGAACCACCTTATATATATGTTCCGTTGGATGGCGATGCCAATACAGACTTTAACAATCTGTTCGTGGATATTCCAAATGTTGAACTTGGCGACTTTAACAATGATTTTAACGATGACTTTGATATAACATAATGAGCGCAATAGGAGATGCAATACAGCAAATAGAGGACTACATTGTAGAAAATGGCAATGAGGAAATCACAGCAGACGTGTTAAGACCGTTGCTTGTTGATTTGGGAAATGCGGTAAAAGGCGTTACGGGCGACCCCGCAAACCTAAACACACTTGCTTTGAATTTAGTTCAAGCTGTAAACGAAGTAAGGTCAATAGCATTAAACGCACAAGGACATACAACATTCACAGGTAGCGCAGACCCAAACGTTACGCCTCCCGTTGGTTATTCTCTTGGCGATTATTACGCAAGATACACAGGGGCAACGCTAATTGCATACTATCAATATAACGGCTATAACTGGATTGAAATAATATGAGTTTAGAAGATGTAATAGACCTTATCCAAACTTGGATAATAGAGAACGGAAACGAAGAAATTACCGCAGATGTTTTACGTCCTATTTTGGAGGCAATGGTAAACCAACCAAACGATTTGATTGGCGACCTTGACGACTTAGATACTACCGACAGAACAAATTTAGTTGCTGCAATAAACGAGGTTAAAAGCATTGCAGATAACAATAGTGGTCTTGTAATACATTACGGAGCAACGACCCCTTTAGTAACACCACCCGCTTCTTTTGGATTGGGTGATTTTTTTGCACAAGTAATTAGCCCATCAACAGCAATAGTTTCATTTTGGCAGTATAATGGCGTAGAGTGGGTTAAAATAGAACCCAATAAAATAAAGACTGTATTTCGTAATGTTTCCTTAATTGGAATAGCTACAAATAGACCGAGTGTAGAATGGGCGAAAGACGCAATCAATCAAGCGATAGCCACTTACGGAAACTATACTTGCAATCAAGGGGAGTTAATAACATTTGTTTTTAATCTTGCATCTTCATTTACTACAAGTGGAGGAACTCCAACGGTTTTAAGAAGATTGTTTTTTAGACTAAATTCTGGCACAACAGTATGCAGTTCTATTGGCAATGCTTATACAGAATTAATGCCCGATGGTTCAGATACTTTTCAAATACCTTCGGAATTATTAATTGATTTGGGGGATATTGGAAGCTCCGATGTTGAAGATGCTTTTAATGTCGATGTAAACCAGCCTTTTGAAATGACAGACGAAAAGTTTGTACAGGCTACGCAAGACGGAGTATTAAAACTATGGCAATGGAGAGGTGGCGATGGAACTTTTGGAAGTTCGGGTACATTAGCAACGGCAGATGACTTTTTGGATTTAACAGCACAGCCAACTGTGCCTTCAGAAGTAAGCAAACTATTCTACGAAGATATAGCGGCTATGATAGCCGACCAAGAAAACCAAAGTTTACAGAACGATCTTTGTGTTAAAGACGCAAGCGATGACCCAAACATAACTTTCGGTGTAGGCGAAACAAAGTTACAGGCTTTTTATAGATGGACTGGCACTACCGATGAAGATATTGATGATTATGAATTAATGTCTGCGCCTTATTCTGAAAATGGCGGTGGCGGAACAGTAGAAAGCGTTACAGGCGATAATGGAAACGTAGATAACACAGATGCAAATAACCCAATAGTATTAAGCAAACCATTAGTAACAGTTGACACAGAAGCAGATATTGTTTTATATCCTTTCGGGAATTTCTGTAATAGTTATGTTGCGAACCTTGAAAAAGCGTTTGTTTTTTCGCTTACCAATCCAGCTACACCCGCAGGAGAAAGCGCAACGGTAATCATAAAGACAGAAACAGGGGATTTGGATTTTCCAACGTTGGAAGATGCGGACGGAAACCCTGCGGAATATATTGAGGGCGCGCCGTTTGAGGAAGAAGCGTATTATGATTTGTATGCTTGGCACAATAACGCTATTGTTGCATATACCTTTTTGAGAAGAAGTGCGCCACCACCGTGGGAAATTATACCCGATGATTTGGGGGATGGATCTATTAGGGATTGGATTAAGATTAACAGTAATCCTATAATTGGATTTGGAACTTTAAGTTTAGCTGATGGCTCTTATGGCGCTCCAAATGGGGGGGCTTTCGGATTGTTAAAAACTTCGGATATTCCTTTTTCAAAATGGGCTTTGGAGTTTGTAATTGATAGAGTGCAGTCTGGTGGAGAATTAAGGTTTTTGGTTGCTACTTCAGGTGTTGGAACATTTCTAATTTCAAGTGTATATTTAAGTTATTTTTCAGGAAGTCTTACTATAAAAAATTCATCTTTTGTAACTCAAGATACCGCAACAGTTTCAATAGGAGATACTGTAAGAATTGTTTGTGAGATTGGAAAAGTTGAGATTTTTGTAAATGGTGTTTCTTCGGCTGAATGGGTAGATGGTTCTATAACTTGGGATGTAGCATATTCTTCAATAGATTCAAATAAAGGATATGATATTTCGGGAATTAAAGAAATTATTTGGCTTGACTAAATGAACCGAAACCACCACATACAACAAATGAGATTGGCGAGTGCCCAAAATTCGCCCCCTGTTTTCGTTGGCGCAATTTCAGATTTGAACGTAACCGCTTTTGACTATGACAGCATTACTTTAGATTGGACTACGCCAAGCAGTGATTTCCCTATTGCTTATTATGAAGTATTTAAAGATGATGTTTTTTCTGAAAATACAGATGATGATGCAGAGGGATGGGTGAATGAAGATTTGGCGGATGGCGTTGAATATTCATTTAAGTTAAGGACGGTTGATATAAATGGCAATAAAAGCGATTTCAGCAACGTGGTAACACAAAGCACAGATTTGATATTGCTATTCGACAAATACGCAAACGGGGTTTTCGGGTATGGATATAAGAAAATGCGTACCGCTTATAGTGGCTATGCGGACAACAAAAGAAGTTCTGCGGGTGGAAACTTAGATATTGGTTTTAGCGGAAACGACTATGATAGCGCAGCGCAGGCAACGTTCTTAGGTGCAAATAGTGGTTATGTAACTGCGCTTTATGACCACGTTGGAAGTCGAACACTAACACAGGGTACAGCCGCAAACCAGCCAAGAGGGTATAACGCAGGAACACCCGATACTTCGGGCGGAAAGCAAGCTATGAAATTTGATGGAACAAATGACCTTTTAACGTCTGCTTCGGGAACTTCCATTTTGGATAAGAACAGCACTGTTTTCGTTGTGTTTGAAAGCCAAAGTGGATTAGCCGTGCAAGGTGTTTTTACCGAACAGGGCGTAACCACAGGAAACAGGGTCGGTATTTACAGCGATACGAGAGCGACCTTATTCCGACATTCAAACTATAACCCTGCAACCACAGCAAGCCTTATAAGTTACGGAAGCCAAAGACCGACAAGCACAAGACAATGTTTGGCACTTAGACGGACAGGAAGTTTAACCGAGGGTTTTTTAAATGGTGTTTTTGTGGGTAGCATTACCAACGCTGAAACGTTCTCTGCAACTACTGTTTTGGAGCTTGGAAGGCAACTTTCGGGAAGTCTTTACTTCGGCGGAAAGGTACAGGCTCTTGCTGGATTTAGTGTAGCTATGGGCGATGCTGATTTATTGGATGCAAGTAATAGATTAATGGCTTAAAAATAAGAGATATGGAATTAAATATGAAAAACGTGGTTTACATTCTGGCAATAGTCGGAGCGATTGTTTTAATGGCAATAGGGAAAGACCTTGAATATATTTCGGGTGCTATTCTTTTGATACTTGCCATCTATGAAAAGTACAATTCCACACAGGAGAAAAAGGAAAAGCAAAAAATAAAGGACACTTTTCATAAGGCAATGGGAATGACTGTTAGCGATTATGAAGAATTGAAATAAATAAGAAAGACCCCAAATCTATGAATTTTTTTACCAATAATTTTGAGATAATCCTTACCACGCTTGGAGGATTTTTTACAGCTATTCTCACCTTTTTTTTAGGAAGAAAAACACGGAAAATTAGTGAGCAAGACCAGCAAGCAAGTGCTTTACAAAATATGCAAGTTGCTTATGATAAGTTTACTGAGCAAGCCAATAAACAGATTGACCGCATACTTTCAGAAATGGACGATATAAAGGTTGAGAATAGAGAACAACGCTCTGCTATTGTTGCGCTTCAAAAAGACAATAGTAAACTTCACGTAGAAATATCCAAGTTAATGACCGAGAACAACGAATTGCGCAGGATGGTTTCAGAATTAAAAGTTGAAAATGAAATATTAAGAAAAAGACAGGCAAAATGATACTTCCATTTAATTGGTTTAGAAAATATTTTGACTATAAAACCAGAATTATGAAAATTAGCGAAAACGGATTAAACCTTATCAAAGAGTTTGAGGGATTTAGGAGCGCACCTTATTTGGATGCAGTAGGTGTCCCGACAATTGGTTATGGTGCTACCTATTATCCAAATGGAAAAAAAGTAACAATGAATGATATTCCAATTTCTGAAAAACAGGCTACGGACTTACTTAGAAATATGGTGGTTGTTTATGAAAATGCGGTTGATGCGCTTGTAGTGCCGTTGATAAACCAAAATCAATTTGATGCGCTCGTTTCCTTTACTTACAATCTTGGAAAAGGTGCTTTAAAAAGCAGCACACTTTTAAAAAGGGTTAATGCAAACCCAAACGACCCCGACATAAAAAACCAATTCAATAAATGGGTTAAGGCAGGAGGAAGAACGCTTCAAGGGCTTGTTAAAAGACGAGCAAAAGAAGCTAACCTATATTTTAAATGAAATTCAACATCGAAA